CGCAATGACCGTCGGATTCGCCAGTGCCGGAGCAGATGCGCAGCAGACCGTCGCTCATTTCGGCGCGATGAAAAACAGTGTTGATGATGCGGTCACGTCTTACCGTATATTCAATGACCTCACACGCGATTCGACATTCGACCCCGGTCAACTCGAGAATATGCAGAATCAGCTCATGGGACTCGGATATTCGGCAGCAAACGCAGCCGACCTGATTCGTCTGTGCGGTGATGCTGCCGTGGGACTTGCAAAGGGTGCTCCCGAGGCACAACAAATGGTAGACGCTATTTCAAGATTGCAGGCCACGGGCGAAGTGTCCAGTCGTCAGCTAATCGCCATGAAAACCGCCGGTATGGACTTGGACGAAGCATTTGCCTCGCTTGGAATGACGGGCGATGAAGCAATGCAGGCCGTTGAAGACGGCACGATGGATTCGCAGACCGCAATACAAGCGCTGACAGGCTACATGCACGAATTCGACGGCTCAATGGCCAAGTCTAAACAGAACATTATTGACCAGTGGGGAGATATTACAGGCAATCTCGGTGCATGCTGCGAAGAAATCGGACTCGGAATTATGAATGCGTTCGACCAGTCTGAAATCATCCAGTTATTAATTGATTTTACAGACGATTTGCTCTCAATGGTCAGAGATGACGGAGTCGGCATATTCAGCGATTTTGGGGAAGTGGCGAGCTATGCACTGTCAATTGTTGGCGATGCGCTTGAAATCATTATCAACGCAATCAAGCTTGTAATCATTGCAGCTCACAATATGTACGAAGGTTTTAAAAGTATCGGCAGTCGGATTGCCAGTGCATTGGCGCCGATACTGTCACCACTTGCGCAGATATGGAACATTCTCTCGAAGATTCTACATAGTTTAGGGCAAACGGTATCTGCCGGAATCGACGCAGGCTGGGCATCGACTTTCGGAACGGGTTCCCAGACGGAAGGCTCCCGGGAGAATAATTTCGTCAAAACGCAAAGAAAGAGTACAGGCAGAGCCGGTGGCGGTGGTGGCGGAAGCAGTGCCGGAAGTTCAAAGCCGTCACAAGCAGAACGCGAAGAAGAGCGTAGAATTGACGCGCTCATCAAAAAATACACCGATGCAGACAAGCAGAAACAGGCACTTGCAAAGTCTACACTGGAACTGGCGAAAGCAAACGTCAACATGCTCGTAGGCGAGCAAAAGAAACAGGAAGAAAACAGAATTTCTTTGCAGGCATTGTCCGATGCACACTCTCAACTGATGAAGGGCTGGGAAAACGAATTAGAAGTTGCCAAGAGGATTAATGACGAAGAAACGAGAAAAGACGTCATTAAAGCAATCAATGACCAAGTGACCGCAGAGAACAGGCTCTACGATGCTAAGGTCAAGGCACAACAGTTCCAATTCAACTTGAAAGAGAATCAAGAAGATACAAATAATCTTATTGATCAGATTCTCGGAACAGAAGATGAAGCAAAGCAGAAAATCGACAAAATCAAAGAAACACTGAAAGAAAACCTGCAGGACATCGACGTAGCAGTGGCCAATCCCGATGAGGGCGAGCAGCTTAATAACATGGCCAAGCTACTGCAGATGACACCCGATGCGCTCGCAGAGGAGCTGGCACTAAAAGGCCAAACGCTGGCAGAATTTGCAGAACAGTACAAAACAACGCTGGCAGAGGCATCGCAGGCGGAGATTCAGCAATTATCCGTAGCCGACCAATGGGCAAAGAAAACACAGGAATACTGCACACAAGTCGGTCAATCTATGGGGTCTGCTATGGCAGACTTCATCAAGGGGAATAAGTCGGCAAGTCAAGCACTCGCAGATTTCGTAAGAGGCTTGATTAACAATGCAACCTCGATTCTCTCTGAATGGCTCGGCGTATTTGCGATTTACTCTGCATTTCCGACACTTGCCAGTGGTATGACACCCGCAGACATGGCAAACAAGACCGTATTCGGTATACAGAAAAAGGCAACAGGCGGATACATCACCGGTGCAGGCACGGGAACAAGCGATTCCATTCCCGCAATGCTTTCCAATGGCGAATATGTACTGCGCTCTTCTGCAGTAGACCGTATCGGTATCGGCACGCTTAACGCCATGAATGCAGGAGCAGTCCCGCAGTTCTCAGAGGGCGGTTCTGTAGGTGATGTCGTTTCCGGCGGTAATTACAGTGTGAATATGTCCGTTTCGGCCGTAGACACAAGCTCTTTCCGTGACTTCCTCAAGCGTGGCGGTCTGTCGGAAATTAAGCAGGAACTGTTCGAAAACACACGAAACTTTGCGACAGAAAGCGGGGTATGGTAATGCGCAAATTTCCAAAACTCAAGAAGTTTAGTTTTACAAGCACGAAAAAGCAAAAGTGGAACACAAGGATACAGATGTTAGGGAGCGGGAAAACACGGTCAATGACTAATCAACTCTATCCGCAATGGGTCATCTCTGCGAAACTCCTACACCTTACAAGAGAAGAGGCTAATGAATTAATGGGGTTCGTTGCACTTCTTAAGGGCAATTACGAGCCGTTTCTGTGGCTTGACCCGGAAGATTATGAAGAAAAAGGAGTGCAGCTTCCGATGATAGCTCCGGGCGTGTACCAAGCGGTTATGAGAATCGGCGGATACGCAGAGCCTGTTGACTACATCGAGAATGTGACTGTCTACATTGACGGGGCGAAGCAATCAAGCGGGACATACTCTGTCACCAATGGAATGGTCAAATTCTCTGTATCACCGTCTGCAAGCTCAAAAGTGACGGCCGATTATACGTATTATTGGAAAGTCAGATTCGCACAAGACGAAATGGAAATACAGAATATATTCGTCAATCTCAATGATTCAAAAACATTCAAGATGGTGAGTGCAAGATGAAAAAAGTAGACGCAGCACTGGAAAAATACCTCAACAGAGAAAAACAGATTACATCATGTGACCTATACGAGCTGGTTCTGTTCAACGGTAACAAATATTACTATGCAGACACCGATATAGACATCACATGCGACGGCAAAACTTATAAACACAATGACTTGATGATTAAAAGGCAGCAGGTCAACTTACACTCGAGAGTAGTCGTGGACACCATGACAGTGACCATTCATGCCGATAAGAACGACAAGCTCGAGGGAATGCCCGTATTAAAGGCAGCACACGAGGGAAAGCTTGACAGGGCAAGAATGTATTTAAAGCGTTGTTTCTTCCGCGATAAGTCAATATTAGGCGTTGTTTCGCTATTCGGCGGCAATGTAGAGGTTAAATCTGCTGGCGGTATTAAACTGGAACTGTCCATTAAGGCAAAGACACAAGGCCTTAACGTGGAATTCCCACTGAGAAAATACTATCCGCAGGGGGCTTATGTGACCAATGAAAACAATGTAGTATCCAGCACCGACAAGAGCGATACCGTACTGATTGCTCCGTTCATTCCGCAGAAAGAAGTGTTGTTATGACCGGCGGAGAAAAGATTGCAAAAGCAGCCTATACATGGCTCGGTACTCCGCATGTCAACATGGCAAAGGTCAAGGGCGTAGGCGTGGATTGTGGCATGCTCCTTATTGGGACATTGGAAGATGCAGGACTTGTCAATCCGGGGGATATCGTTATCAAGCCGTATTCTAACGAATGGCACTTGCATCGCTCGGAAGAATGGTTTCTGTCGTATGTGAAAAAGTATTGCAGAGAGGTCAAAAAGCCGATGCCGGGAGATTTTTTACTATATCAATTCGGGCGTTGCATTTCTCATGCCGGAATCTACATCGGAGAGGATAAAATCATTCATGCCGTTGTGGGACAGGGCGTTATCATGACCGGAACGAATGAATCCATGCTCTATGACAACAAAGGGAAATCACGGCTTAGAGCGATTTATCGATTCAAGGGGGTGAAGTAATGGGATTTCTTAGAGGACACACGACGACAACAAGGGCAAACAAAATCAGTGAATTCACCGTTTCCACCGCAGAGTACGGTTCGGTAGTTCCTGAAGTGTTGGGAACTGTGAGAATCGCAGGAAACATCATCTATTACGATGATTTCACAGCACATGAACACAAAGAAGTCCAAAGAGCAGGCAAAGGCGGCGGCTCGAAGCACGTCAATATCAATTATACCTACACCGTTGCTGCTATTTTGGGACTCTGCGAGGGAGAAATCAATGGCGTTAATCGTGTATGGGTAGGAAAAGACGTATACACGTATCCTAACGAAAAAATACAGATGACGGTGTTCAAAGGCAGTGAAAGTCAACAACCGTGGGCATATACACAGGGGAAGCACCCCGATAAGGCACTTTCATACAAAGGACTTGCTTATGTGGCAGGGGTTGTAGACCTTGGCGATTCGGGAGCGTTCCCGTCTTATAACTTCGAAGTTAAGGGTAAATTGCTGAACACTGGCGACGGCGTAGACGTCAACCCTGCGGACTACATCAGATACGTACTCGATAAAACAGGCCTCAAAGACGTAGAAATTCAAGGCCTGGACAATTACAGACGGTACTGCAAAGAGGCGGACATTCTGATTTCCACTCCGCCGGACGAAAAGACAAAAACCGCAAGGGACATCGTTAACGAAATTGCACAATTGACCAATGCTTATATATTCTGGTCAAATGACCAATTTAAGATTGTACCGCTTGCCGACAGACCTGTTGGAAGCTGGAAGCCGAACAAGCAGATTATCTATGACTTGACGGCGGATGACTTCATCCCTCAATCAGAGGGCGAATTAGTCAGATACGAACGGAAAGACGGCTCGGAAAATTACAATCAATTTCCGGTAGAATTCATCAATCGTTCCAATGGATATGAAAAAGAAACCGTGACATACCAATTCACCGATGATATTAAAAAATACGGGAGCAGACAAGCAGGCGTTTTTTCTGCCAATTACATCTACACGAAAGAAAGAGCCGTCAAAATTGCAGAACAAATCGCAAGGAATAATTTCTACGGCAGGAACAGATATACATTTAAATTAGATTGGTGCTTTTGTCGGCTTGAAGTCGGGGACTTAGTAATGTTAACAGACGAATACTCGGGAATGGAAAAACAGGTAGCCGTCATCAGCGAGGTTACAGAAGACCAAGACGGATTGTTATTGTTTCGGGCAATTTCCATGCCCGACGGTGACTATGAACCTGCACAATACGATGTACACGAAACCGACAGGCCGTATCTCAACATGAATGATACGGCTTGTGATACAGTACCAGTCATGTTGCAACCGCCTGCGGATATGACAAAAGACGGATTGGAACTGTGGATTGCCGCAAAAGGGAAAGAAAAGAACTGGGGCGGCTGCAGCGTCTATTTGTCCGATGACAACGAACACTACATCCACGCCGGAGACATCAATAATTCCTCAAGGCTCGGAGAGGTCAAAGCTTACAACGCGGATACATTGCTGGTTAGCTGCAATGGCCAGCTCCTAAGTGGTACAGCAGAGGACGCGGAACGTGGAAACACGCTCTGCTGGGTCGGCGGTGAATGCCTGTCCTATACGACGGCAATCCTGCAAGGAAGTGGAAATTACTTGCTATCCGGACTCGTTCGGGGGCAATATAACACCGCAAAAATCAGCCATGCGGCAAGAGAGCCGTTCGTGCGGTTAGACAACTACCTGCTCAGAATCCCGTTTTCAAAAAACGACATCGGTAAAAAAATCTATCTGAAATTCGTTTCCAAGAACATATTCGGAGCGGGCGAGCAGGACCTGTCAGCAGTCAAGGCCTACGAATACAAACTGCAAAATTATTTCATACCTGCCGTGACCGGACTGACCGCTCACAGCAGATACCGCCAGCAAGTAGACAGGAAATCCATCTATGACGTAGTCGTCGAATGGGAAAAGCCGGACTTGCAGAGTTATCTGCAGGGGGATGTGTGGTATAAAACGAAATCAGCGGTATCGGATACGTTCACACCGGACTGGCAATATGCGGGGAGCGGGGAAACACAGGTGACAATTCCGCAGTGCGTCGCAGGAAGTACATTATTGATTACCGTTTGTACCAAAGACACATTCGGAGAAGTGACGGCACCGGACACGTCACCGCAAACACAGATATTGGTGGCGCTGAAAAATGGAATTCCGATGACACCGGAAGGTTTCTCTCTGACATTCGGTAGCACTTGTACCGCCAGCTGGAAAGAAGTGACCAATGCGGATGTCGCTTATTACGAAATCCGGACAGACAAGAATCCCGGAGAAGATACTCCCGGACTTTTAACAAAAACAAACAGCACGAATTGTATATTGACACTGATGAAAAGAACTGGAAGGCTCTACTTATATGCAAAATCGGTGGTAGGGAAGTATTCCTCTCCGGCGGAACTGACTTATAACAAGTCTGTACCTAAGAAACCGAAACCGCCTAAACTCAAAGACTCTGTCAGAGGATTCGGGGTCACTGCAGAGCCGATACCGAGCGGGGCAGTCGGAATGGCAATTTACATCAACGGGACTGGCGACTTACAGACAGTTAAGACCGTAAACAATAGCTATTTCCACTCATGCGAGGCAGGAATATACGATGTGACAATCGCTTTCTACGACATCTTCGGCGAGGGCGAGCAATCAGAATCGAGCAGGGTTACTGTCAAGGCTACTATCCCTAACGAGATGATAGACAAAGAAAAGTTAGGGATAACACGGCTCGAAAACGAGATAGGAAAGATAGATGAACGGGTAGCAAGTGGAGTAGAGCAAGTCTATGAAAGCAAGATAAAAGGCGATGTAGAAAGCCGTATCATACAGCTATCAGATGTAATTACACAGAATGTGAATAACAAGCTGGCAGGCGTAGACAGCCGTATCACACAATTAGACGACACGGTCAATCTAAGAGTGACAAAACAACTTGATGGGAAAGCAGATAAAGCGAACTTAATCAGTCAGATTAATATCTGCCCTGAGGCAATCACCATAGACGGTAAGTTTATCCACGTCACAGGGGATACATTGTTTGACAATAACGTCATCGTTAATCGAATGTTATCGGCTAAAGCTATCACGGCAGATAAACTTGACGTAAATGAGCTATCGGCTATCACGGCAAATGTAGGTCATCTAAAAGGCGGAACGATAGAGGGAACGACGATAAAAGGCGTTAATGTAGTCGGTTCGAAGATACAAAACGACAACGGAAGTTTTACGGTTGACGAAAACGGAAACGTCACGGGTGTCACCATAAAGGGCGGCGTCATTGACGGCAAGTCGGTAAAAATAAACGGCTACGAGGTTAGCGCTTGTAAAATCATCAGAGGCACCGTGTACAACGGAAGAGAAATTCCAATCCCCGAAGGGTATTCGGAAGAGCAATGCGTCTGGGGATTAATGGAATATGCAGACAGTACAAGAAGTATATATCGCCTAGCCGGCCGGAAAGTCACAGCACAACGATATAAAGGGGGTGGTGGGGGCGGACTTGTAGGTAGCAGTGTAGGCTACTGGCTTTTAGCAATTAAATAACAGTCGGAGGTGTATATGTGGTACGGATTTAACGAAAAGGGAGAATGTTTATTTTCCGCAAGCGATAAGGTAAAAGAAGAAGCAGGAATCAGAATTATCGAAGCAGAAAAAGAATATGATATTTCTTCGATAATTCTGATTGACGGGGAGATTAGGGAGCCACCGCCGACGGTGGAAGTCATTGAGGACGAAGATATGCCGACAGAGCAAGTGGAATTATACGATGCAATCGCAGGAATTTATGAGTTATTAGAGGAGAATAAAAAATGATTATCAGAAAATACATGATACCAGTATACGGGCGTTTGGTAATGGCAGGAAAATACACATTAGACGAAAGCGAAAAAGAGAAGAAGTTGGTACCTGAAATCTATATAGAGTTGGTCGCAGAATGGCTGGCTACTCACACGGGTGTTTAATCATGAGAAAACAAACATTCCAACACGCTGAAATCAGAGATGAGAACGACAACATCATCTCTGCTGGAGCATACGGCAAAAATACGGCGTTATCCAACGCCCAACCGGACAGAAGTGGCGTGTTTGCTAAGCGAAATGTTAATTAGAATAATGGAACGTTGGTCAATGTGTAATTTTTGGCGCCTTTTGGGGGTGCTTTTTTAGTGGAGCAAATTATGTATGAAATTATTGAAATGATAGAGGGAGCAATCTTTTCTTTGCTCGAAAATTGGTACATCAAAGCGATATTTGCGGCGATAGGCAGCGCAGCCATGTGGCTAATCGGACTTAGACCTGTGCAGGTCATGGGTCTTTTTATTTTACTCGTTCTGCTTGACCTATTAACGAAATGGGCAGCCCTGTCTTATCAATGGTTGATAGAATCGGGCGCAAGTCCCGAGCGGATATCCATGCTGGATA